GGGAAACCCAGCGAATTCCATTTCCATCTCTCGATAAGAAATAATTATTTTCACCTGGAGAATTTACACTATCATAGATATTCTCATCAATCTTAATGCTTCCATCAATATCAATTCTTTGTTCGGGTATTGCTTTAGTTCCAACTCCAATATTACCAGATACTAATAAATTTCCATTAACATCAAGAACACTTCTTGGAGAAATGGTTCCTACACCAACACCAACACCTTGTTGAGCATTAAATACTGTTCCAGATGTTCCTACTGTAAGTTTTCTTTTTGCATTAAGTTCGTCAATATTAATACTGCCACCAGATACTTCAATCGCTTCTACATAAAGTTTATCATAAATGTAAACAATTTCAAATACCGAATTTCCAGATTGACTAAAAGAAATATCATTAGGTATATTATTTGCCATAGGTTTAAGATATATTTAATAGTTTAGCAACATCAAGAACAGATCCTGGACCACTCATAGATTTAAATATATTACTAACTTTCAATGTATCTCCCATACTTTTTGGTTCATTTTCACCAATCTGCACCTTTACATCTTGAGCAATTAATCGTATTTCCTTCGTTGCATTTAATGTCGAAGAACCTATTCTGATCGTAGGAGCATCTATAACAATCTCCTCAGTTGCTTGCAAAACAATTTGCTGCGCTTTTGTGCTTACATGTCCTGATGTTGATTTTAAATCAATATGACCATTTAATGCTATAAGAACAATATCTTCTGAATCTGCAGGATTTTTATCTCCGGCAACTATTTCCAAAGAACCTTCTGGGTTGATTCTAGTGATACCGTTTTCATGATGTGCCATAATAAAACGAAGGCCACTATCAGTAATTGCCTGGGAAGAATATGCACATTTTCCGGCATAAGTTTCTGAATTATTACCAGTTTCTACTAAAAATTTTGGACTACTTGAATTTATACTTCTAGACTCTTGATTTGCCATATTACTTCACGCAATCTATAACTCGAATTACTTCTTTTTGTGGAGGAACTATTCTCATAATAGGTCTTAATATAGCTCCATATCCTGTACTACTATTGATATTTAGGTCTGGATAACCATTGAATGCTACATCTTGAATATCGACCGAAGAAATTTTACCATCAACAATCTTTAAATCTAATCCAGTGGTTGTATCAGTTTCTTGGTAATCTTGTCCCGGATTTTCAATAATCACATTATCAATATAGAATATGTCATCTTGCTGATCGACTTCCGCAGGATAATTTTCACCATTACTTGTAATAACAACATATTTTACTTGCCCATTTTCAATTATTGCACGTCCGTAGGCACCATAACCCTTATCACAATTATCGCTAAATGTTACAAATGGAGCATCTTCGTACCCACTTCCAGGATTATCAATTTGTACACCAATAATACTTGCGGTTTTTTTAACTGATCCCAAAGCATTTTCAGGATCCAATTCATCAACAAATTTTCCAAGTATTACTCTACCGGCAGCGCCAGTTCCACCTCCACCAAAAAATTCAACCTTTGGTGTTCCGCATTCGAATATGTTTCCAATATAGCAAGGATCTGAAGGACTTGCCTCACTCAAAGGTTTCCCAAAAATATTCCACTTACCATATTCTTCTTCTAGAAAAGATCCTACAAATCCAGAATTTACAAGAGAAAATGCACTTTCTGCCTGACTAATTGCATTATCTATATTTTTAAATTGGTCGTCAATATCTTTGCTCAATCCTTTATTAATTACATACTTTGTAGAAGCAGGGCATTTTTGTTTTTCTCCGCATTTAAATAAATTTGTAATTTTTCTCATCAAATTTGCAGATCCAACCAAAAAATCTCTAACCTTAAAAACAAAATTGAAGACTTTTTCTAAAGGTTCCAATAATGGACTGACAAAAGAATCTATTAAATTGATAACTTTATTTGAAAAAGCTCCCAAAATTTGCTCTACAGCACATCTTGGAACATTTAAAACATTTTTAACGGCAGAAGAAAGTAAATCGCTAAAAACATTTTGAGTTGCTTGTATTACTTTTGCCGCAACACACTCCAATCCTTTAAATAATGCCTTGATTGGGTCTACAATTTTTGTTTGCTCTTCTCCTATTTTTGCAATTATTTTTGTGACTGGTTCTCCAAACAAAGCTTTGCTAACATTATCAGCAATGTCTTTTAATCCATTTTGAACAAATTCTACCAATTTATCAGATAGTGATCCAGAAAGAGCATTAATAAATCCTGTCGCAACGCTTAATAAATTTTTAGAAGCTAATTTAATTTGATTTGGCAAATCAAGTACAAAATTTCCAACTCTAGTAACTTTTGAAAAAAAGTTATCTAGAATAGATTCCATTTCAGCAAAAAAATTATCTTTGCATGGGTCTGCAAGTATTACAGAAACTCCCGTAGCATCGCTATCTGATCTGGCAGTCATCAATCAATTACTCTGTTTGTTTTTATTTATTATGAAGGAAGTGCTCTATTTGATTTATTTGCACCACCTTTACTACACTGAAGAGTATTACCTTTACAACTCTCATTTGTTTCTTCAATCAATAAAGAAGTTCTCTTCAAATTTCCACCATATCCACTCTTACAATCATGAATTTTAGTCCCAAGTTCTATATCAGTCGTTCTTGGAAATGTTCCTAAAATAATTGGTATTCCGTCCACTCCTCCCAATTTTATACCAAAAACTTTATCACCTTGAGATATTAAAACTGGAGTTCTTCTACCCGCACCTCCAGATCCAGCAGTTGTTGGTAACAAACAAATACCATAACCTATTTTTTCTGGCAAAATATCAGAATTATTATTTGTATAATCTCCCTGTATAGCAATTTTATATCTCCACCCCCAACCAATACCTTGTACCACTTGCTCTTTCTGATAATCCATTTCAACAACGGTTCCTATGAAGAAATTAGGAGAATCTTTACTGAAATTATTAAACATTAGTCTGCATTTTTATTAGTATATATTCCATACGAATCTCTAACAATGGTTAAAGATGTTATCGAAACTTTAGTATCAAAATAATGACAAAGATGTAAAATTAAATATTTTCCGCTTTGATTCTCATCAAAAAATCCCTGATTTTTTGAATCAGTTGTAATTTTTTCAAAATAACATTCAATAATGTCGCCCGCTCTTAAATTTGGATTGCAAGGAACTGTCATTGTTATAACATGTTCAAATAATAAATTATATCTCATCGTTGCCTCTGCAACTTGAAGAGCAGGATCATCATCATATTTTTTCCCTATTCCCTGCTCATAAAATCCAACATCTAATATATGTTGGAATGTTCTTACATAATTTGATGATACATTTTGTTTAGCACTACTTGGTATTGAAATATTAGATCCCAATTTAGTTATTGTTCCATTTTCTATATTGAAATATTTTTCTGTATATTTAAAGGTTCTGGGATCAAAAAATATGTGCCTACTTACATAAACACCTGTTTTAAGAGAGTTAATTAAATTTCTATTTTTTCCTACAGAAAATTGCATTATCTTAAAATTATTATCCTCACCATTTAGTGTAGATCTAATTGCTCCAGTATACTTATAAACTGCTTTAGGATCTTGAGAAATTAAACTATCTATTGACCTAAAATTAAATCCATCTTGAGTTTGAAAAAAGAAAAATCCAGGTTTACCTTGCTCTGGACTTGATTTAGAAGCTAAATCAATTAAAATATCCAGCGGAGTTCTTCCTCCACCAATAAAAGTATAATTTCTTTTTGTTTTTTCTATATTTTTTGAATTAAATGGAATTCCAAATTCATCCTTTAAAATTTTATTTACAGATTCATATATTGTTCCGCTATATTTTTTATTCAAGGTCTTTCCAAAGTTTATCAACCCTTCTTTCGAAATCAAATCTAAAAAAATGGTCTCTTTTGTAGAATCTTGTCCCGAATTAGAAGATCCATTTACCAACAAAGGATTCTGTAAAAAATTTAATTCTCCCAATTTAGATTGTATTAAAAATGAAATCTGTTCTTCCCCTTCAATCGGAAGAGAATTATAAATTGTTCCTACTCTCCCCTGACGATCAGTATTTGAAATAGTTCCATTTCCAGTATCAACATAACTCATTTTTACAGTTACGAAAGGAGATAGTACACTCTCATAGTATTGAAAACTGGAAGTTTTTCCTTCCAATCTGACTTCAGTATTATTTTTTATAATACTGAGTTTTTCATATTTTGCTGGTCTAATTGCACTTGACATTTTTATACCATCTCCCAAATTTTAGATATTTGTGAACTTATATTTGAATCCGATTGGAATTGAGTTGAACTTGATTCATAAGCAATATATTTAATATTTTCTCTGATAATTGGTTTAACGGCAATTATCAACTTACTATCATGCTCATAAATTGGTGGAGGAGGTTGAACGTCATTAAATTTTGATGCTAAAATATATTCTTGAGATTTAGATGGTGGAGCGTATGAAATATTCTCCAATACTGACTTAATAGTATTGTCTTGATTTGTAAATTTAGAACTGCCGAGGATCAATCCTTTTATTTCATTAAGAAGATTTGACATTTTAATTTTAAATTTTCCTAAAGTATCCACGTACATTTTTCCATATATTTTTTCAGACATTTCAAGAATTTTTGATTTTAAACTATCAGAGGTATTTTTGTAAGCATCCCTCCAAAAAAGAAGATTTGGTAAATCTTTCAGAGGAGAATAAAATGTTTTTACAATCCATGCAAAATAAGGTGTTAATTTATTTTGGATTACATCTTTATATTTCATAAATTCATATCTCAATTTTTCTTCTACTGACCATTCTAATGGAATAAATTTATTGTCATTAAGTTTATCAATAAAACCCTCTACACCATCTTCTTTTGCCAAAACCATATCTTTACTACCGCCAAATAAATTATCTACTTTAGTTCTAATACCTTGATATTTTTCATTAATAAAATCTATTGTTTCTTTTATGGTTGGAATATTTTTTATCAAATCGCCATACTCTTTAAGTTTTTCTATTTGATTTATTTCCTTAATATTATCATAAAAAGTTTTTTTCATACTATCAAAAAACTTTTTAATGGGATTTATATAATTCTCAATAGTGTCAATAACATCTCTTATTTTTTTAATAATTTTTGGTAGATTATTAACTAAAATAGAAATCAACAAACTAGAACCAACTCTCATTATGTTATTAAAGATATTTCCTGCACCTATAGACATTGATGATGTTCCTATAAGACCGGAAGAGGATGCAAATATATTTCCCCTAAGTCCAGATCCACTAATTTTTTGTTGTATATTTTGTTTTTGTAATTGAACATTTTTAAAATTATCATTCTTTTTGCCATAGGCAAATAATTTTTTATTTGATAAACGCAAAAAATTTCTAAGACCTGTTGCGTTTATTTTTATATTTTCTGCCTGTCTTATAGTACGATTATCCATTTTTTATGCGAACATTCCGTATATTTCTTTAGAAATCTGAACAACATATGGATTTGCAGAATCGAAAGATGTTACTGTAGGAACTGATATATCCCCTTCTGTTGATGTAGGTATTGCCTGAATTGATGGTGGTGATTGTAATATCTCTGGAGGTAAAGTTAAGAACGCTGTTGAAAAATTATTACCACTAGGTTTAAAACTTTGTGTACTATATGGTTCCACTTTAATACGAACCGGTTCAGCATTTACTCCGTTTCCATTTGTAGTGTTTTTAGGGGATTCATTAAATAATTGCCGAACTCCCTGAAATGTCTCTCCTAAAATTTTCTTCCAGTTCTCTATTTTAATATCATATAAACCACTTGTTCCAAAAGAACCTGGAGTTTCTGGTATTTTAAGTCCAGGAATCTTAAGATTAAATAAGAATTCTCTTATATTTTCCCTCAGTATTCTATCACGTTCCTCCATCACTTCATTTGATTTTGTGATATTGCCACCAGATTTAATAATTTCCATAAGTCCTTTAATAGGAGAAGTAAATATATCTGAAACTATTCCACTACCTTCGAGTGCTTTAGATAATATTTCTAAACCAGTTTTGGGCAAACCTTCTTGGTTTTTACTCATTTCATCAAGTTTGTCTCCAATTTCTCTAAGTTTATCGCCAAATTGTGGAGATTCTTTAATCGCAAAAAGTATTCCCATCGCACCTAAAACTCTTGGTAAGGATAAGAAAGTGAATATCCTTTTGAGAGTCATAAGAGGACCTATCAATTTTCCTATGGCAAATAATCCCCCCAATCCTGTAATTATTCCCAATATCTCTTTCCACTTACTTGAAATGGTATTAACCCACTCATTAAGATTTTCAAGATTTTCTTTTTTAGATAACCACTTAAAAGCAGCATTAACTCCTATGCTTAAGAGAAGATTTCTTAAAACATTCCCTAAATTGGAAATAGATTTATTGAATGGGGATATTACTGCTTTTCCAACATTACTTCCAATACTCTTTATAGTTTCTACTAGATTTTCCTTTAATAAAAATTTTTCTTTAGAAACTCTTTTTCTATTGATAATATTTTCAGACCTTTCATCATTTATTCGTCTAGAATAATCTACAGATAATTGTCTGCGAATATCCATTAATAATGAGTTAGTCTCAGTTAAAGATGCCGAGACTGCTCTATTAGTGATATTTGTTTTCTGTGATATTCTTTGTGAAAGACCTGAGAATATTGAGTTAATCATTAAACTTTACTAAATTCCATTTTGTTGTTGTGCTTTTAAATTCTCTTCTTCAATGTATTGATGAAGCAAAGAAAGATAAACTTCACGTTCCCATGGAATCATATTTTCAAGCTCTGTCAAAGAATATTTATGATGCTGAATTAACGAAAAATTTACTTTATAGTATGACTCAAGATCAGTATGAGCCATACTTAATTGAAAAAACTTGCCAATCCTTCCAACGTAACTTCAGATTCTACATTAGTATTGGGATTCTTAACGAGAACTACATGAGATAACTTTGGCATAGTATTAAAAAATGTTTCAATTTCTTTAAATTGTTTCGTATTCAATTGATCTACAAATTCTTCCAATTCTTTTTTGGTACAATCAGACGCTTGCCAACTTTCTTCTTTATTGTATATAATATCAATACATGAAGTAATCAAACTCAAAGATTTTTTAATATCATCATTGTCATCGCCAGTATCAAAATTATTTTCAACAAATTGAGAAATGGATGGATATTTCATTTTCATCGAAAGTTCATCATCCAATTTTATAATATTGTTATGGTCGCTATTTTTAAGTATCTTAATCGAATCAATATCAATCTCAACATCTACTTTAGTTTCATTATCATCTGGACATGTTATAGAAACTTCTATAGATTCTCCTACAGATTTTGATCTGACATTTAAAAAAAGATATTCAATATCAAAAGTAGATAAGTTAGAAATTTTCACTCCTCTAGTCATAATACAATCATTCAAAGTATTGACAATTGCATCTGTAATCTGTTTCATGTCTTCAGATTCTAATGCCATAATCAATATTTTTTCTTCTTTTACAAGAAATGGACGATATTTAATTTTTTTCCCAGTAGAAGGCAATTCCAACTCATATGTTGGTGTGGCAATTTTTGGTAAAGGCATAATATCCTATGACAAATTCAGTTTTGATTATTTATCAATTAAGTCCCGGAAATATTTGATCTGAAACAGGAAGTTGAGTTTGAGTTGTAGTTGAAGTTTGAGGTTGTCTAACTGAAGATGATGATGGTAGTGGTGGTAAATTTACAGGCGGTGGAGGAAATGCTGATTGTGGTATTGAATAAATTGATGGAAGTTCTCTTGTTTGATATGATCCTCCTCTTACCTCTTCCAGTCGTGTTGCAGATCCAGCTATTGATTTAAACTTAGTCTTTCCTGGGCGATAATTGCCTTTTGGATTTATAATGTATCGATCATAATTAAAAGTAACTGTAACCTTTAAAATTTCTGAAGGACCATATGAAACTGGAACGGAAATAACAGATACTGGAAATGCATTTATAAATTGGTATTCTAACTGATTTGAATAGTCTTTTTCAAATTTAATAATATTCATAGTCTGGACTTTATAATCATCCGGATACATCATTCTTCGATAATAATTATCCTGAAGTTCATTTACTCTATCATAATATTCCGAACCGCTGGAAATATAATCCATCCATCCTTCAAATAATCTCAAATTTTTATAATCTTTGTCAACATAAAAAGTAAAATCCAAATCAGTATATAATCTAGTATGAGCAAATTCTTGCGGTATTCCTAAAAAATTATCATTAACTGTAAATTTTGCAAAAGCACTTGTTGGTAAAGATGCCTCAGAACAGAGAAGACCAGATTTTCTAGAAAGAAATTCTTCTACATTTTCAACACCAAATTTATATTTTACATGTTCGGTAATTGTTTTCTTTAAAGTCGAAAAAGATACCAAATAATGATTAGATTTTGATAAATTTCCAAAAATATCCTTAACTTCTGGTGATGTTATTCTTTTGACTAGAGAATTTGCCACTCTAAATACCTTATAAGGGTTCTACATTATTAAGTATTTAGATGGCATATAAAGGAAAATTTCAACCATCCTTTCCTAAAAAATATAAAGGAAATCCATCGAATATAATTTATCGTTCTCTATGGGAGCGAAAGTTTATGGTTTACTGCGATAAGAATGAAAATATTTTAGAGTGGGGTAGTGAAGAAATTGCTCTACCATATCGATCACCATTAGATAATAGAGTTCATCGTTACTTTCCAGACTTTTACATCAAAGTCAGAGAAACTAATGGTGTGATTAAAAAAATGTTGATTGAAGTAAAACCTTTTAAACAAACACTTGAACCAAAGGTTCAACAGAAAAAAACAAAAGGTTATATTTATGAAGTAAAGGAATATGTAAGAAATCAGGCAAAATGGGAAGCTGCAAAAGAATGGTGTCTTGATCGTGGTTATGAGTTTAAAGTATTAACTGAGAATGAATTGTTTTAATTATAAATAATGGTATATTACTAAAATATAAAAATGAGTGAAT